CAACAATCGGGTTGGCAAGAAGGGCAATCGTGAGCACCCCGAAGGCTTTGGAGAGCTTTCCGATCACCGTAACCGCGATGCCGAGCCCGATCAGCGCCGGACCGAGAATAACCGTCAGGGTAGCGATCTTGGCGATAGCCCCTCTGAACTCCGGCGACAGCTCCCGGAACCACTTCGCGACCTCGATCAGCTTCTCCGACAGCGCCAGCAGCGTCGGGGCAAGTGCCTCCGCGATCTCCCGCACCAGCGCGCCGACCGCCTGATTCAGCCGGGTCAGGTTGTCGTTGAACGCCTCCGCGGATTTCGCAGTTTTCGCGTCCATCGTGATGCCCAGCTCGTCCGCCTCCTTCGCCAGGTCGTTCAGCGCCGCCGTTCCCCCGTTCAGCAGCGGGATCAGGTCGGCCCCGGATTTCCCGAACAGCTTGATCGCCAGCGCCGTCTTCTCCGCGCCGTCCGGCATTCTGGCGAACACATCCGCCAGGTCCGCCATCACCTGGTCCGCCCCGCGCATCTTTCCCTCGGCGTCCAGGACCGCCACGCCGAGATCGGTGAACGCTTGCGGGCTTGCGACCATCTGCTTCGACAGGCGGCCAAGCGACATCCCGAGTGCCTCGAACGATACGTCCGACAGGTCCGCGGCATATTTCAGCCGCGACAGCTCCTCGACGCCCACGCCGAACTTCTGCGCCGCCTTGCCCATGTCGTCGGCGGCGTTCAGTTGCCCGCGGATAGCCAGCGCAATCCCGGCCCCGGCGACCGAGATGCCGGCTCCGATCCGCTGCATCTGGCTGCCGATCCCGTTCATCTTCTTCTGGAAGTTGCCCAGGCCCTTCTGGGCGTTCTTCAGCCCCGTCTGGAACGCCGCACTTTCCAGCGACAGGACCGCCCGCAGTGCACCTACAATTGCCGCCATGTTCAGTCCCTCATGTCAGTCTGGAATATCGCGCTCCACGCACGGAACCCCGCCAGCGCCTCTTGCGCGGACGTCCGGCGCTTCGTTTGTGTCGGGTCGGGAAACACCTTGTCGAACTTCGGCAGGTTCTTCGGATTGCTGACCGCGATCGCCGTCAGCACCGCCTGGCTGTAGGCCAGCGCCTGCTGCTCCCGCATGCCCAGCAACGCCGCCGCCCTGCGCGCCTTCAGGGTCAGCACCGCCTCCCGCGGCGTGATGACCCAGAACTCCGAAGGCGTCAGTCCCGCCTCTACCCAAGCGCGGTAGGCGCCGTCCCAGCCTTGGGCCGCATCTTTCCCGGCGCTGCACCATCAGCATCCGGGAATGCTGCCGTGAGGGCGCCCCCGATGGCCTCGACCGTCGCGCCAAGACCGGCATCGTCGATGATCGCCCCGGCCTCGTCCAGCTCGGCAACGCCCGACGCAACCCACACCAGCATACGGACGTCACGCAGGCTGACATTACCGTCCAGCGCCCGGACGAAATCCGAGATCGTGCGCCCCGACACCTCCTCGAGGCGGCAGATCGCATTTGTGGTGAAACGCAGCTCGACGCTGCGCTCACCCGCCGTGAGCAAGACCCTGCCGCGCATCAGACCCAGGCCGACACGCCGGTCGCCTTCAGCGTCAGGGTTGCGGTCATCTTGTCGTCCATCGGGCTGTTGCGCTCATAGCCCGTCAGGAAGGCCGTGAACGTGATCTGCTGGTCCGGCGTCATCTGGGTCCAGATGATCCGCCAGGTGCGCGGGTTGCGCTCGGCCGAAATCCCCCGCAGCAGCACGTCGGTGGCACTGCCCGGCAGCCAGTTGATCTCGATCGAGACCTCGCCGGGATCGATCAATCCGGCGATGAACTCGCGCGTCATGTTCAGGCTCGACGAGCTCGTCACGTCGATGATGTCGCGGGTCACGTTTGGCGGCGTGACATTGACCACCTCGCCCACGACGTTTGTCGGCGTCGCCGCCGGAAATGCATCGCTGACCAGCACGGACAGCCCGTAGCCGATTTCTCCAGCCATAGTGTTTCTCCTGTTGCTCTGCTTCCCGAACGGTCAGCGCGTTACGATGGGCCCTGGGCCGCTCAGCCTGTCGTCAGATGCGTGGCGACCAGGCCGGTGCCGCCGGTGATGTCGACCGTGCCCTTGAGGTAGGCCGCGATGGTGTCGAGCGGCACGGCAACCTGCCCGCCGGCGGCGATTGACCCGACCGCATAGCCGGCGGCGACGTTGACGGTGCCAAGCCCGGTGATGTCGACCGTCGTGCCGCCATTGCCGACGATGACGGGCGACAGCGCGCCGGCGGTCGGGTTGTGCAGGATCAGTGTTTCGGCGATGCCCGCCAGATAGGTGACCGTGTTGCCGCTGGCGCCAAGCGTGGTGCGCGTCGCGGCACGCTGCCCGACGCCTGAAAGCGAAGTCTTCGTGATTGCAGGCATGGTTCTTACCCCTGGTAGTGGATGTTGAAATCAAGGCTCACACGGGCCAGAAGCGATCCGCCGTCCGTGTCTGGCGGCAGGTCGCGCTCCGCATCGAGGAACGCGCCCTTGATGATTCCCTGGCGCAGGCCGCTCAGGGCCGTCTTGACCTGCCGCGCCAGCAGCTTTGCGCCGCCGACCGAGATCGCGTAGCAGTCCATCTGCACCCTCGCCTCCTCCAGCCCGCTCGGCCCGGAGTTCGTGTAGTCAGGCGCCCCGCTGATCCGCCACAGCACGACCCGCGGCGGCGTGATGCCCTGCGCCGACATGCCCCAATCGACCGGGGTCGCGCCAAGCGCCGTCATCAGGATTGTCCGCAGCGTTTCGTCCATCATCCCCCCGCCTTCGCGCGCCGCTTCGCCGCACGGGCCAGCGTCTTTTCGATCTCGGCCCGCAGGTCATCGGTCAGCCGGTCCAGCACCTGTTGCCGGTTTGCATCCCACGCCGGCCGCATGAACGGCTGCGGCGGCATCGCTCCGACGAACTTCCCCGATTTGTGAAACCGCGGCCCGGTGCCGAACTCGACCAGGTGCGCGCTTGGCCATTGCGGGCCGACATACATCAGCTGCGTGTCGCGGGCCGTACCGCGTGCCTGCTTCGCCTGGCGCCGGGTCAGCTTCGATGAAACGCCGATGTTGGCGGCCAGGCGGCCCGTGTCCCTCGGTGCCATCGCGCGCGCAGCCTCGGCGACCGGCTGCAATGCCCGCGTCATCGCCCGCTTCGCCACACCGCGCGCCGTTGACGACGCCAGCTGCTGCAGGACCTTGTCGAGTTCCTTTGCGCCGTAGAGCTTCAGCGACAGGCTCACGTGTCGGCCCGCGCCAGGACCGACAGTTCAAGCCGGTTGCGGCGCCCGCCGGTCTCCTTGATCCCGATGATGTCGTAGTCCTTCCCGCCCGACGCCAGCCTGTCCTTCGGCGTGATCGCCGCGGTGAACTCCGACCAGCGCACGACGAAGCGCGCCGTGATCACCGCCTCGACCGATCCGTTCCGGAACCGCTCCGCATCGCTGACATCGTCGCGGCTGGCCCACACCGGCGTGCCGTGATCCGCCCAGACCTCGACCTTGTTGAACCCGTCGTCGGTCAGGCTCCGGCGGCGGAACTGCACGCGGTCATCCATCTTGCCGATCATGCGGGCCGAATCCGGTAGGGCAGCATCAGCGTCCTTGCCGCGAAAGGCACTTCCGATACCGCGCCCGCCATTCCCGACATGCGGTGCTCGAACAGGTCCGCGACGATCATCCGCAACGCGACCAGCAGGGGCTGCGGCGCGTCGACGTAGCCGGCCTTGTAGGTGATCACAACCGGGTAGTAGCCCTCGCCCGTGACCGCAGGCCAGTCGGCATTGGGCAGCAGCAGCGCCGGCGCCTCGCCCACGGCAGTCGCGCCGGTGAACGCAACACCGTCAATCAGGACAGACGTGACGGAAACAACCTTGCCCCCCGGCAGTTCGACGGGGCATTGCCCGGTCGGCAGCGACGGCAGGCGCAGCACCACGTCCCGCACCTGCAGCAACCGGTTCGTGAACCTTTCGATATGCGCGGTCGCGGCCGCAGCCAGCGTTTCTATCAGGACCGCCTCTTCGGCCCCGTCGACACGCAGGTGTTCAAAAAGGGCAGCGCCGGTCACCGGCGACTGGGTCAGGTCGGCGATCTCGACGATCCTGTTCACGGGCCGGTAAGCCATGTGCTGCCCTTTTCTTCTTGCTCTGACGCCGGTCAGGTCGCCGAGTTACGCAGCGCCTTGATGGCGTTGGCATCGATCAGGTTGCCGCCCGAGCGCATCCACGCGAGGAACCCGACCTGGCCCTTCTTGGTGAATGCCGAGTCGGTGAACCGGAACATCTCGACCGCCATCGCGTCTCGGATCACGTAGGCCTTGAAGTTCCCGTACAGGATCGACTTCGCGTTCGCAGCCATCACCGGCACGTCCTGGTTCACATCGACCGGCGAACCGAGCAGCGTGTCAGGCATGCCGCCCGGCACGGCCATTTCGTAGCCCGGAACGAAGATCGGGCGTTGCTGACCGTCCTTGATCTTCCGCACCACCTTCACCGAACTGTCGTGCATCTGCCAGCGCGCGCCATTGCGGTAGGCCGGGTCCAGCGAGTGCTGCGCGTCGACCAGGGCGTCATAGGTCGTGGCGAGCGTGTTGCCCACCGGCGCGGTGACGCCGATCGCCGCGGCCGTCACGACGCCGTTCGGCTGGCCGGTACCGGTGCCGACGGTGAAGTGCGTGTTGGTGATCCGGCCGAGGCGCGTGACCAGACGGGCGCGCACGAACGCCTCGATGTCGATGGCCGAGTCCTGCAACAGCTCGAAAGGAACCGAAACGACCTTCGACGAGTACTTGTAGACCGACAGCGCGACGGTGCCGAACGCGATGTCGAGATCGGTTGCGGTGGCGTTCTCCGCGATGATCTCGCCGGTCTCCGCCGTGCCGTCAGACGTCGGATAGGACAGCGCCCCGAAGCCCGACGTCACGATCACGTCGGCCACGGCCCGCATCCCGCCATAGGCTTTCAGCGCATCGATCACGGTCTGCGCGACTTGCGTATCGACGGTGAAGCCGCCTTCCGACCCTGTCGTCGTCGACATCGTGTTGCGGACCGTCGCCCAGTCTTCGGCGTTCAGCGCGCTGTCGCCACCCTTCAGCCACTTCGCATAGACCGACAGCGGCTTGTTGCGCGTGTCGGCTGCGATCCGTCCGGCCGCTTCGGCGACGGCATTCACGATCGAATCCTCGACGGCGCGGTCGTTCGCTTCCTGGATGCGCTTCACGCGGGCGTCGATCTCATCGAGTTCCGCCATCAGCGCGTCATAGACCGGCTGGTCGGCTTCCGGGTTCCACGCCTCTTTCTTGGCATGTTCGTTCAGCGCCTTGGCCTTCGCCGCGCGCTGTTCACGCAGTTGTTGAATGGACATATCGTCCCTCCTTTGAAGTTGCCGCGAACCTGCGGCCTGGTGTCTGGCGCGGCGCGCTCAGATGGTGTGTGCGAGCGTGCGCGCGGTGGTGATCCGCACGCGACGCTCGCGGGCTTCCGGCAACTCGGCCGGGACCTGCTCGACGGTTTCTTCGATGGGGGCGGCGGCCTCCTCGACGGCCAGGCCGGGCCCGGCGACCGGGTCTGGCTCGGCGGCATCGGGCACCGGCGCATGCTCGAAGGCGCTCAGGTCCCACCCCGCAAGCGCCCGCGCCGCGGCGCTGCGCTGCGTGTTCGTGTCGTCGATCGCGTCCGCCAGGCCTTGCGCCACCGCCTCTTCCGGCGTGAACCACGTCTCGGCCTGCATCAGCGCCAGGTATTCCTCGCGCGAGGCGTCAGACCGGCCGGCATAGGTTTCGGCAATCAGGCCGTCGATCTTGTCCAGAAGGTCCGCCAGGTCGCGCATGTCGTCCGCGTCTCCACACACGCAGGACCACGCCTTGTGGATCATCAGCATCGATCCCGGCACCATCACGCAAGACGCGCAATTGGCCGCGATCACCGATGCGGCCGAGGCAGCGAGCGCGTCGACATGGGCCGTGATCGCGTGCGGGAAATTGCGCATCTCGGCAACCATTGCCTGTGCGCCGAATACCGACCCGCCAGGGCTGTTGATCCGCAGTGTCACCGGGCCGTCACAGGCACGCAGCGCCGCTATGAAATCCTCCGGGGCGATGCCGCCCCACCAGCTGGCCTCGAAACGGTCCGACGCGATCACGTCATAAAGCCACAGAACGTTGTTCTCGGCACGAAAGCTGCCGCGGCCCTTGTTGGCCTGAAGCATCCGGATCAGGGTCTTCGTCATTGGCTTGGCTCCTGCGACGTGGCGGGTGCTTGACCGGAGGCAAGCGACCCCTCCGGCACTCGTTTCAGTTTGCAGCGCTCCCGCACTTCCTCGATCGACATCCACCCCGGCTCGCCGGCGCGGCCGAGCGCAATCCGGAATGTCTCGAACAGCGACTTGAGGTCGGCCTGCTCCAGATCGCTCGTGTCGAACAGCGCCACCGGCGTTGCGCGACGGAAGAACTTCCGGTTGATCTCGTTGTGAAACGCGTTCAGGTGATCGCGCAGCGTAAACCGGACGAAACCGGTTCCCATGGCTCCGACGCCAGACCCCCAGGATGTAGTCTTGTCGGTGTGACCGATCATGAACGGCGGAACACCGTAGACGCGTGCAATCTCCTCGACCGAGAACCTGCGTGTCTCGAGAAGCTGCATCTCCTCCATCGGCATGGTCAGGGTTTTGACCTCGAGGCCGCCTTCCAGCAGCATCGGGCGGCCGGCGTTCTTCGTGCCGGCATGCTTCTCTATCCAGAGCTGCAGGCGCGCGAACTGTTCGTCGGTCAGTTCGCCTTTTGCCATCAGCGCCAGTTCAGGGCGCGCCGAGTTCTGCAGGAAGCTCGACGAGAATGTCTGGGCGCTCTCTGCCAGCCGTCCCGTCGCGCGCAGGGCGTGCCGCAGCGGTGAAAGGCTGCGGCGGCCGTTGAAGCCAAAGCCCGGGACGTGCAGCACATCGTCCTGGTCGATCACGCGGGTCTGCGCCGCCGCCGTCGACGGGCTGTCGATGGTCGTATCGGGCTGGACACGATAGACGAGCCGCGCGCCGTCCGACGTCACGAACGACTCCACCCGGTTCGGGTGCAGGGGCATCAGCCCCAGAATCTCGCCGTTGCGGCCGCGCAGGATTTCCGCGAACGCGTCGCCGTGCAGAAGCCGCGATCCGCACAGGAACGACCATCCTGCCGCCGCCGACCAGCGCGGTGAAAACTCCTCGTTCAGCATCCACCAGAGCGGATGGTTGATGTCGCGGTCGAGATCGCCGCGGCTGTCGCGGCGGTAGATGTGCATCGGCATGGCTGAGATCGCGCCACCGATCAGGTTCACGCAGGCATAGACCGCCGAGATCGTGAGCGCCGTCTGTTCGCTGAGCGGCCCTGTGTTGGTGCTGCTGCCCGTGAACGCTTCCCAGACCCCGTCGCCGCGGCGCACCTGCGAAGAATCGATCTCCGCCCTGGGGCGAAACCCCGACATCAGGCGTGACCACAGGCTCATAGCGTGCGCGCCCGGACCTGCGGCACCTTGTGTGCCACCGGGTTCTGGAACATCAGCCAGGCCGCGTTGAACGTGGCCATCAGCGGGTCGATCTTGGCCGATCCTGACGCTGCTTTCGTGACCATGTAGTTGCTGCCCTTCAGTTCCTGTTTGGCGTTGCCGACAGCCCAGGCCATGATCGGCTGCGCCGCGTGCTGCACCCGCCCGCTTTCCAGCTTCAGCGCCAGCGACTGGTGGGCCGACTGCAGAAGCCAGCCCTGCGACACGGCCCGCACCAGCGGCGCCGTCATGCCGCGCGCCTCGAGCGCATCGACAAGCAGCGCGATCCCCGCGACGTCGAGACCGATGCCGTTTTCTTCAGGCAGCCTGTGGCTCAGGAACACCTGCTCCATCAGCACCGCCGCCTCGGCCGCCTGGTCCTCGCCGGTCTCGACGATCCGGAGATCACCCTGGCCGACGAAGTCATGCAGTGCCCCGGCAATCGCCTTCCGCGCCTTGAACACCGATGGCCGGGCCCAGGACCGTGTCCAGTGCATCCAGCGCTTGTCGTCTGTACGCCGTCCGATCACCGCCAGCGACGCCAGGTCGTCCGCGCCGCCCCAGTCCACGCCCATTGTGATCACCTCGCACTCGGCGATCAGGTGCTCCAGCGTCATGCCCGGATGGCTGCAGCTTTCCCAGCTGCGCTGCCCCGGCCAGCCGTCGCCCCACTGCGCCGTGCCGATCTCGACGTTGAAGTGCTGCGACGCCAGCAGCGCCAGCGCCTCCATTCCGTCTTCCTCGGCCTTCGCCATTTCGTCGGCCAGGAACTCCGAACTGACCGACCGGTCGAGGTTCGGGTTGACCAGTCCCCAGGTCTCGGGGCGTTTCCAGCCGTCGTTCTCCACCATGTCCGGCGGCAGCTCGTAGAGCACCGCCAGCATCGGATAGCGCAGCCGCCCGTCGCGAACGTCCCGCGCCCGTGTCAGCTCGGTTTTGAAGATACCGGAGGGCGCGACCTTCGACTGCGTCGTGATCTGGATCAGGAACCCGCGGTTGTTCGGTTTCGACAGGCCGCCCCTGACCTCGACGAACACCCCGCGTGCCGCCGGCTTTTTCGCAAACTCATGCGTCTCGTCGATCAGGATGACCTGCGCCTTCGAGCCGGTCACCACTTCCGAATCCGCCGCCTTCACCATGATCTTCGACGGTATGTCGGGGTTCAGGTTGTGAATGATCCTCTCGTGCTCGACAACATGGAACAGATCCCGGATCGCCTCCGTCTTCCGCACGATGCCGGCCGCCTGGTCGAACGCCGTCTGCGCGATCACCTTCGACGGCGCGATCAGCAACAGGCCGGCCTGCGGCATCATGTTCAGGATCGACGCGGTGACGATGATCGCGGCCGCGATCGATGTCTTTCCGTTCTTCTTCGGGATCATCAGGAAGAATTCCCTGATGAAACGCCGTTTCAGGTCCGGGTTGTAGCTCCCGAAGATCGCCCTGACGTAGTCGAATACCCAGTCCTCGCAGACCTCGCCATGCGTCGGCAGGCCCTCGATGTCGGGCACCACCAGCATCTTGAATATTC